ATGCCACTTCTCTATCTGCATCTAAGTACATGAATTAAAATGGAATATCATCATCGAAGTCGTCGAAGTTCTGTGTTGGCTTAGGCTTGGGTGGTGGTGGAGGTGGTGCTGCTCCGGCTTCATCCTCCTTCTTCTTGCCACTGGACAGGAACTTCATGTCGTTCACTATGATCTCGGTAGTATACCGCTCCACCCCTTCCTTCTCGTACTTCCGTGTAGCCAGCTTGCCCTCAACGTATATCTGTGAACCCTTGACGAGATACTTAGCTGCCAAGTCTGCAAGCTGCCGGAAGAAGATCAGGTTGTGAAACTCAGCCTTCTCCTGCTTCTCCCCGCTCTTGTCCGTCCACTTCTCGCTAGTCGCCAGTGATGCATTGGCTACCGAGTCACCATTCTTCAGGCTCCTTAGGTCTACATCTCTGGTTAGCCGCCCTACTAGTATGACCTTGTTAACACTCATAATATTCACCTACCTTGTTAAATGTTGTAGTGGTCACCTGTTACTTAGCGAATGGATTCCCGAAGAAGAATGGGAGCTTCAGTGCATCGTTCACCTTGGCGATCATTGTCTTGGTAGCGGCCTCGAGCACCTTGTCCAGCCTGATCAGCTCGTAGTGGAATGTGAGCTTGCCATCCCTCTGGCGGTAGCGTAGCCGAGCATCAACTTGGTAAGGATCGCCACCCCAGAAGACAGGTATCCCGATAGTGAATCGCTCGAACATCTGCATCTTGGAGATCGTCTGGGCATCCTCGCTATCAACGAACTGCATGTTCACTGTACCGCTCTGGAGCCGGATCGCTGACTTGAACCGCTTCTCCTGATTGGCTTCGAAGTCCAGTGCCATCTCAAGCATCTGACCACCACTTGGGCTCTCACCCACCTTCACGATGTCCTTGAGGTTATCCTCGACGAATGTAGCGAACTCAGCCTGTGTGAATGAGGTCTTGTTCTTCTCCTTCCACCTGAACCACTCGGTAGAGAATGCTGGTGAGAATATGGCTAGGTGGTCTCTCCATGCTGGCGCATCTGCACTAGCACCGTGGTCATTCAGGATAGCTGTGAAGCTGACCTTCCCGTTGAAGTAGTCGGCATTGCACCAGATTGATGTGTCCTTGGCTATGTTATGTCGCTTGACGTAGTTGATGAAGCTATCCACGTCCAGCAGTCCTACAGTCCCCATCTTCCGGCGCGGGGTTGCATGATACTTCTCATCGTCGTAATCCTTGATTGTCCAGCCTTCAGGTGTGGCTATGCGAGACACGTGCTCACTGTGCGTCTCGATCCGTGTTGGCTGCTTCATCTCCTTAGCCAGTGTCTGCGCTAGGTTCTGTCCATCTACGTCTGGTATTCCCATGAATCGCTCCTAAGTATGTTGTTGGTATTACGACTGGATGCTTCTCAGCACGGTAGATGCTGGCTCAATCTGTTGCAGGTCTAGCTTCATCTGGCTCGGGTCATCAGCTACCAGATTGCCCTCGGGTGTAGCGAACAGGAGTACCTCATGTGGCAGGTCTGCTGGCTTGGTAAGCATGGTCTTCCCGGTAACATGCATAGCACCACCACGGGTAGCCTTCTTGACCGATATGGTCAGTGTCACCTTGCCCGATCCGCCTCGCTCCGAGATCGCTGTCACGAGCTCATTCAGTTGATCGCTTGCCTCATCTAGGAACTCACCACCAGATATGACTCGTATTGTGTCTGTAATAGGTCTGATCATCATGCTCTCCTTGGTTAAGTTAGGTAGCCGTCTTTCCGGCAATGTCTGTCGCTCTCCAATTTTCGGAACCACCTTGCGATTTCGGTGGTGAAAGGTTAGATCGCTGGGATTTCTACTTTACGCCCTGATCCCATTGACCTCGCGCTATGCCAACAAGATTGGATTCAGCGTTGGCTATTCACGAATATGCAAAACTCAGAGCAACCGATGTGTCGTGTCGAGAACGACCGGGAGAAAAGGGACGAGTACCTATTCATTAACGCTCCATGTGCCATTTAAGCTCTGCACTCTTCCTTAAGCAGCAAGCCTCGAAGAAGTCATGCACTGTCTTGCTTATTACAGTCTCCCCTTTATATCGTAGTCGCACACGATATGATCCACTTACCCATCCATAATCAATACCAGCTATCCCACATGGAGAATTAGAGTAGATACGCTTATTAAGAGCTTGTGCTTGCCTGTCAGCCCATCTGCAATTATCTTTGCTATAGCCAAGATCATTATCTTTCCTCTCTACTGTCATACCAGCAGGTCGAGGCCACATATCAGCATAGAAAGTAGCGAAGGTTTGCCATTCGTCACTCACTGTTATTCCTCTTCCACCGTAATTCTTGAAGCTCTTGTGATTAGGATTTATGCACCTATTCATCATATCTCTCCATACTGAACGGAACTGAGTTTCCTCCACTGTCTTCATTATCTCTCCATGAACCATCTGGTCTCGATTGCTACTTCATGCAGGAATTCTTGACCTCGTTCTTCTAGCTCCTTGATCTCCGACAGTCTCGGCTCCAATGGGATGATCAGGAGCTTATTCTTGTAGCTCTCCATCCGTGGATCAAAACTCACGAAATGCCCCCATTCAAGCCCTGTACAGGACATCTCCCACAGCATCTGCTTACGATAGTCAGGAGGTATGACAGGATTCTCAATATAGCTCATGTGCGTGTCGGTATTGGGTGACTTGACCTCGAGCACACCACCACCCTGAAGCAGTCCATCAGGTGTCGCCGCAGCCATCGCTATGATCGGGTGCTCGGTCGTATCGGTAGGCGTGACCACATAGTCGTGCAGGTACTCCAGCAGCCTGATCGCCTCGGGTTCCTGCTCAATACCCCACTGGATGGCTGGCAGGTGACTTATGTCCTTCTCCTGAGACGTACCAGTGAGACGCTCGAATACCAGTTGACGTATGAGCTTGTTCCGGGTGACCGATTCAGCAGTACCCTTGCCGTTCCTCATCGCATTGGCTATCTTGCTGCCCGTGAGCTTGCCGAGCCTACGAGCGAACCACTCAGGTGACCTTACTGGCATCGTATCTTCCGATCTTCCTCCAGTGCCAGCTTGACGGTCATGCATATGGCGATGAAGATTGGTGTGTTCTTCATTAGCTCATATTGCGGGATAGGCGGAACGACCTTCCTCATCTCGGAGTCAGTCTTCATCAGCCTGTAGACCATCTCCCCTACTTCATCAACAGGAGTCATCATGTCAGTGTACCAAGGATGGATTGATGGCTGCGAGACCTGCTTCATACCCTCGCTGATAGGCTTCCTTGGATGCGATCTCCGTGTCCCTGAGGAGTATGGCTATGTATTCCTCGGATGACTTGATCATGCGCTTGGTGGATGCATCGAGCTGATTAACCATGCTCTTGAAGTTGGCATCACTGATCTTCTTCTCCTCAGCCACTGCCAGCTCAACCACGTCACATATGCAGGTGAATACCGCCGTACTGAGACACTCTTCGAATGACATCTTCAAGGCATTCCAGCTACCAGTCTTGCCATTCTTATCGGCAGCAGTATTACCAGCAGCCATGAATAGCCTGTACGTCCTCTCCTCTATCGTCTCAGGCTTGCTCATGCTTCCACCCACTTCTGCTGTAGCTCATGGAGCAGCCCGGATGCCAGCACCTTCCTGAACCAGTCGTGCGGGTACTGACCATCACGAACCCTCTTGATCTCATCGCAGACATCACCCCATTCCCGGCCTGTGGTTGTCTTCCTGAGCTTGTCCATCTCATCGTCCGTCAGTGACATATTTGAGTCGCTCATGTACCCTCCTGACAAGTATATGTTTCTTGCGCTATCAACTTATCGGTAGCAACATTCAACAGGTATAGTGCATCCCGCTTGTCGAACTTACCGCCATCACTAGACTCCATCTTTACCCGTGAATAGCCATCCTCATACAGGATCAAGGTAATCTTGACCTTGGGTACTCTCTCTTGGTCGCTCATGTCTTCATCCTCCTCTCAGCCTCAGTTAGCATAGCCTTTGCCATATCGAATGAGTCATGAGCAATAGCCGCCATATCACAGGTGTTTATCTTGCCACCATACTCAGTTATGAACGACTTCATGGCCTCTGCTGCGTAGTACTCGAGCATGGTCATACCGCCATATATCTGTGCGCCATTAGGAAATGCTGATCTCATGATGTCACCTTAGCCTCGTCCAGCATGTTCTTCTCGCGCTCCCTGAGTGATGCCATGCCTCTCTTGTAGCCAGCTATGGTCATCTCCTCCAGCGAATTCACCTTGTAGTAGCGCAGGAATTTGGCTCCCTCTGTCTTGGATGCAGTGATCAGCCTCCTCATATCAGCTACCTGCTCCTCATTCACGAGGTCAGTATCAGGCTCCTCCTCTATGCGCTCTTCCTCCTTGTCCCCAGACTCGATCTCGAACAGCTTGAGGATGGCGTACTTCTTGGCGTATGAGAGGGCCTTGCCGGGAGCCTTGTCCTGAGTGTCCATAGCGTGAGCCTCCATCACGATCTCGATGGACTCAGATGGCTTGTCTGAATTGATGAATGTGAACTTGTAAGTGGCATCGTATCTGGCTTGCTTGCCCATGATGCCTACCGCGTGTGAGGCTGATCCCATCAAGGTAGGCACACAGATGATCCCGTATTCGATGAGGTGATCCCTGATCTTGGCAGTCACAGTATCGTGAGTCACGGCGAGATATGTCCCCTCTCCGGCCTTAACCTTCGTGACCTTCTGGACGTACCTGACCTCCTTCCGGATCGCGTTGATGCGCTGGTATATATTCATCTCTCTCATGGCCTGTCTGTCGAGGTCGTCCAAGTCCCTCTGAGTGCAAGCTGCCATGCCCCCAATCTCGTCTGCTGTCATGCTGTCCCTTTCGTGGTTTAATGGATGTACGCGAAACAGTAGTAATTATTCGCTAACTCGAATACAATGTCAAGGTAATCATAAGGGGGAATAATGGAATTAACTCTAACACCATCCGAGATCATCGACATGCTGGGAGGGACATCGAAGACTGCTGCACTGTGCAATTCAGCGTGGTCTACCGTGTCTGACTGGCGCAAGTTGAACCGGATTCCTGAGGCCAAGTTGATCGTTCTGGCATACCAGATCGAGATGGCTACAGCGGGTAGATGGAACAGGCAGAAGCTCTTCCCTGATGTCTGGGAGAAGATATGGCCTGAGGTCAAGGCAATCGAGGAAGCAGAAGCACTGAAGCGCAAGAAGAAGGAGGCCAGATTACAGGCTGCTGTCAACAAGGATCGTATCAAGACTTACCAACCTAAAGGAGTAATAGCGAATGAACAGGACGTATCTTAGGCATCCATTGAGTGCTGCATTCCCATCAATGGAGACCGAAGCGTTTGAGGAACTGAAGGCTGACATCAGGAAGCATGGTGTCAAGGAGAAGATCGTGCTGTACGAGGGCATGATTATGGATGGATGGCATAGGTACGTGGCTCTCTGCCAGCTACAGATGCCACTACCACCCATGCTCGACTTCGAGGGGAATGATCCAGTAGCAACAGTGATGTCGAAGAACCTCCATAGAAGGAATATGGATAACGCACAGAGGGCCTATTCAATCGCCCTCCTGAGTGAGTGGCAGAAGGGCAAGCCAGTACCTCCCGCTCCCCGTGAGAGTGCTGCAAGTGTGGCTGTAGCCGTAGCAGAGAAGCCAATGTCCCGTAAGGCAGCAGCAGTACTAGCCGGAGTGGATGAGAAGACCATGACTCGGGCTCGGACAGTGGTCAAGCTCGGGACTCCGGAGGTGAAGCAAGCAGTGGTCGATGGGAAGATGGGTGTCACCGAGGCAGCACGTATCTCCAAGTTGCCGCCTGAGGTGCAATTGGCAGCGGTAGAGCAGAGCAAGGACTCGAAGTGGGTCAAGGGTACGAATAAGTCAGGTAAGCCTCGGGTGCTGAAGCTCGAGTACGATGAATTGCTGGGGCGGTACGATGCACTGGTTGTCGAGTATGAAGCTGTCAGCAAGGAGCTGAAGCGATACAAGGATGCTGAGAGCACGGATACACAGGCTAAGCAGATCATGGAGCTACATGCCCGTGTCGACTCTCTCATCTGGGCTCGTAATGACTGGCAGCGCAAGCATAGTCGACTGAACTATGAGCTGAAGACGCTGAAGGAGAAGGCCAAGAAGGGCAAGGGGATATTGGCGATACCAAATGGTGCAGGTAAATCGGTATAGGAGATGGGACATGGACTTCGAGAAGTTACGGGACTACCAGAAGAGGAGCTTCGATAGCCTCAGGGATGGGATCAGGGGAGGGTATCACTCACAGGTATTAGTACTACCAACAGGTGGAGGGAAGACGGTCGTAGCGTGTTGCTTGCTGGCTGAGGCTCACAAGCGAGGGACATCAGCTCACTTCCTGTGTGACCGGATCGCACTGGTGGATCAGACCTCCAAGATGCTGGACTTCTACGGGAGACCTCATGGTGTCATCCAAGGTGATCATGGACGTGTGAGACCGTGGGAGAACATTCAGGTGGTATCTACCCAGACAGCGACCAGACGCAAGGGTCGTCCGAGGAAGCAGAGCGAGATGGAGTACCGTGAACCAAAGCTCGTGATCATCGACGAGTGCCATACGTTCTCTACGCTGGCCCGTGAGTACTGCGCCAATCCAGACATCTATGTGATCGGCCTGACTGCTACCCCGTTCCCCGAGTGGATGGGTAAGTCGTACACCAATATCGTCAATGCCATCACTACGGATGCACTGATTGAACTGGGCTGGCTTGTTCCGGTCAAGTACTACGCAGCCACCGAGGTCAACATGACTGGGGTCAAGACCAAGCGTGACGGCGAGTGGGAAGATAAGGGCATGGAGCGTGAGAGCCTGAAGATCGTGGGGGATGTAATCGAGGAGTGGAGGCATCAGACTCGTACTCACTTCGGCAAGGCTGTGAAGTCGCTCGGGTTCTCGGTGTCAGTAGCGCATGGTGCGGAGCTGTGTGCCGGGTGCCATGATATGGGATTCAACTTCCAGCAGATCAGCTACAAGGACAGGGACGACAAGCGTAGGCGCATCCTGATCGAGGAGTTCCGGAAGCCTGACTCGGAGATCATGGGGCTTATCTCGTGCGAAGCTCTAGCCAAGGGATTCGACGTGCCTGACATCAAGATCGGGATAGGTGCGAGACCGTACAGAACGTCACTATCTGGCGTGATACAGAGTGCTGGTCGTGTGATGAGGCCATATCCCGGCAAGGACTACGCGCTATGGCTCGATCATGCTGGGAACATCCACAGGTTCCATGAGGACATGCAGGAGGTCTACGCCAATGGTGTCCACAAGCTGGGCTCGAAGTCATACGATACGACTGTCCGGAAGGAGAAGACCAAGGAGGAGAAAGAGGTCAGCCAGTGCTTCGCATGCGGATTCATGACAGCGGCCCCGATCTGTCCGAGCTGTGGTCATGTGCGTCCTCTCAGGAAGAGCCACGTGGTGAATGTGCCGGGTGTCACCGAGGAGGTCGATATTCATGGGAGCCAGCATGCCAAGCATCCGTGGATGAAGGACAGGCATAGGGTATGGGGAGAGATATGTGTTCATGCCTTCAAGCTCAAGGGAGATCACAAGATAGCTGAGAACTTCTCGCTGTCCCACTACAAGCAGATGTACAAGGAGTGGCCCAAGAACCTGCCTCCGTATCGGGTGATGGCTACACAGGACATCGTACCGAGCCAAGAGGTCAGGGGAATGATCACTTACAATATGATCAGGTGGCACAAGAAGAAGAAGCGAGAGAAGGAACAGGCTAACAGGCAAGGAGTGCTTATTTGAATGAGTTTATTGAGTTTGGCAGGTTCCACGGGCTGATCATCAACAGGGTCATCTGTGACGATAACTGGCACAGGGTCGATACAATGGACAAGCGTGGTCATTACAATGGCTCGTACATCCACGATGGTAAGTTTGGCGCATTGATTAACTGGGCCACTATGACT